AAGATCAAAATGTTCCCAACCATATTGATTCATTTCATAATGTAGTTGGAGACTTTGACTGTCCGTATGGACACCATTAAGGTGAGTTCCGATATAACAACAGGGCATAACTCTACCAAAATTATCAACAAATATTTCTATTCCTCCTGCCATAGTTCGAGCCTTACATTTAATCTCAGCTCGGTCCAATTGTTCATTATTCTCTGATCGTAAAACATCGTAAGCTCTACTCACTCTTTCTTGATAATTATTATGCGGAGTGCGAGATTCTTTTAATCTTTTATAATGGTCTGGATCGAAAGTCCAATATTGTTCTATGATCTGGTCTGTGGCTGGAGTTTCTAAATTTCTGTTTTTAGGATCACGTGGAGGATCGATCCAATAGTCTAGTTCGCCGTCTCTAGTCATGGCACTCATTCTCTGTAAATTAGTACCATTATCTACTCCGAGGGCCTTTTTAGGTACAAAATTTACGAATCCCATTTTCTTACTTAATGCTTTGGCTTCATCGATCTGATGTTCGTTATGTCCGAATATTAAAAAATCCCACTCGGCAAAGCCGCCGGCATCAATAAATGCTTGTGCGTTGGCTGTGACCTTGTCCCATTCTACGTTTCGTCTGTATATGTGATTAGTATCTTCTAAGCCGTCTATACTAAAAGTTACCTGCCAGCGCCAGTGATCTCTACGCTGCTTGGCAAACAATGATCCTAATTTCGACCAAAATTCAGGTTTACGCATGCCCCCATTAGTGTTCATTCTTATCGATGTGTGTCCTGGGCTGCATTCTGATATGTACTCACAGATTTCATAGAGATCTCTGGCCAGTCCGGGGTCTCCGTGAACTCCGCAGAACAGTATGACTTCACATTTCTTAATGATATGAGGAGGAAAATATTTCTTGAATTTTTCTATAGTAATCTGATCTATCTCAAGATCGGGACGTATTAAAGGACTGTTTATGTGGAATCTAGTACACATAGGACATGCCGCATTACAGGCATTTGTTAGTTCTACGTGTAATTGATTTAATTCTTTAAGATTAAAAAAATTATTCATATCCTATGTGCCTAGCAAATTCTGGAAATACAGTATAGAAACTTTGTTTTCTATAATCATCGTGTATCTTAGTCAATTCTAAAAACTTTTCCCAGTTAGCGGGATTCGGTTGACCATTCTTTATATAATTGATGATGCCTGGGATATGATGATCCAACATCCAAGGATCTGCTATAGTGGAATCTATACTGTTTAATTTTTCTATTACATAAGATTTATATTCAGTAGGTAGCTGATTAAGATTATACCAAATTGGACCGTGTACTAGATTAAGATAAGGACCGAATTCAGAAAATGAATTTTTATGTTCTCTTAATATGTCGGGTAAAGCAGTGATATTGATCGAGCTTAAGGTAATACACCAACCTAAATATAAGTTATTTGTTTTTTTATTAAATTCTACAGCATTACGCATATTCTGCTTAACTTCTTCCCATCTAGCAGGAAAACGCATATATTCAAACTGATCCCCGATCCCATCTATGCTAAAACTTAGGTGTACATGCCGGAAATGTTTAAAAATTTTAATCTTTTCTGCGGGCCAATGTGTGCCGTTAGTAGCATAGTGTATTTCCATATCGGGAGCATAGCCCTTTTCCACAGCCACTTCTAATATTCGCCACATTTTTTTGCTCATAAACGGCTCGCCGCCATAGAAATCAAACTGTTTAATTGTGGAAAGATTATTTTCTAAATCCTCCCAAAACGGACTTTCGTCGTCGTACCATTGATGATATTTCTTCATTTCCTGAGCATATAGCTTATAAGTCGGGTATCTATTTTTTTCGTAAACATCATAATATTCCTCCATCCAGGTGCTGCTAGAATGAGGGGCGCATGTACGACATTTTAAATTACAGGTATTTCCTAGATTAAGCTCAAATTTAGCTAGGTCCTTAAATGGCTGATTTCCTTGCCGTAACCATGTGGAATATTTTTCATTATCTCGCTGACGTTTACTTTTACGCCCGGCATCTTCTTCTTCGAAGCACCACATACAGGGCTTGTGTCTTATACCTTGAGCTAATTCTTCTCTGGCTCTTTTAAAATCTATTTGTTGAAAATTAATGGATATAGGTTCACTGCCAAGGCTGTGCTTGAGATTTTCGTTTCGATACATACAACAAATTTTTGTGGTACCTGTATTGTTTCCGCTCATAGCGTGATCGGCATTCACGCACCAGGTATCTAGATTTTTATTTTCTATCATAATTTTCGTATACTTCTTTACATTGAAGATAAAAATCTCTGTATTCAGGAAAAGTTTCTAAAAGATTCGTTCCAAGTCTGCGATCGTTTTCTGTAAAGAAACTATAGAAGTCTCTACGACCCTGTCGAATTTTTTCTTGGCTTATTGGATTTTCTCTCATATAATCTGTAACACGTTTAAACTTTTCATATTCAACTCCAGTAAACCATTGCTGATTATCTTGAATGAATTTTAAGGTGTCTTCTTGATATTTTAAAAATTCTATAGGTAATATATTGATCATCCAATGAGGAGGCTCTTTTAGATACGGAGTATCAAAGCTCACGGCTTCTCGGCCATATTCCTTACGCCACTCGATAACTTTATGTAATAGACTCTGAAAATTAGTAACACAAAGAACATTGTAAGTACACATCAAATTTACAGTAGTACCTAATTTAATTACTTCTTTTACATTTCGTTCCCAATGATCGCACTTAAGACCAGTACGCATATATTCTGCTTGTTCGCCCCAAGAATCTATGCTAGTAAAGAAACTAAATTTACGTATTTTCTTTTGTTCAGTAAGACTTTTAACACGATCTAATAATCGATCAATTTTTTCAAAAGTCACACCTAAATTACTATTTAAAGTAATCTCTAAATGAGGAGCTGGTTCTTTTTCAAGTAGATCAAAAAATTTCATAGCGCCGGGATTCATTAACGGTTCCCCGCCAGTAATACGTAGTGTATGTAGATCATTTCTAAGACTGGGCCACCAACGCCAAAAAGCCTCTATGTAAGGATTTTCCTGATTAGGTGCGTAGTAAGTACCGCTTTTTAAAAATTCGATACCGTATTGATTGTAAGTTAAATCATAGTTACCGTTTTTTTTAATTTCATCGACCCATAGAGTGCTGGCTTGAGGACAGCAGTATCCACAACGATAGTTACAGCCATTGCCGAAACTAACTTCTAGGTATCTAGGATTAATAGGAGCGTCCCAAGGAAGTCCTGCTAATTTTTCTATAAGCGGTTCAGCAAAATCTGAACTACTATGTATCATCCGATCGCTAATATGCTCGCCCGACAAGTCCTCGATGTTCCAACAATAGTAACACTCTTCGGGTCGTCCGCCTTCTAACATAGTTTTACGCTGTTGTTTTTTCCAGCTAGTATTATGTAATGCGCTGGCATCTACAGCGATTTCGTCTAGGCTAATATGATGAGGTCTTGGGTGATAACAACTGTGATTATCGCCTGTGTGCAGATACAAGGTCTGATGTAGCCATTTCATTGCGCAGAAACCAGGGCCTACTTTGTTTAATCTATCTCTGACAGATTTGATGTGTTGTACTCTATTGTCCATTTATCTGTTTACTTTTTTCCCACAGGGTATTTAACTCTGGAAAGACCGAGACAAAGTCTGTGCCGCGTCTACGATCATGTTCTTTAAAATAAAGATAAAAATTCTTCATGGCTACTTCGTTATTAAAATTTGTGCCTTTAATCCAGTCAATTAATCTCTGCACTTTATCTATTTCGAAATCCTTAAAGCCCTTAAATCTAGTTGCCCAAGTTTCCTTGTTAGCTCGCATAAATGCTAGGGCAGATTCTAACTCTTCTATCATCTCTGGTGCTAGTCTAGGATCCATCCACTCGGGACTGGTCAGTTGGGGGACATCCCACCATATCAGCTGACGATCTGTATTATACTCTTGTCGTAATTTCAAAATGTTTTTTATATAGTTAAGAAAACCGGGATAGCTCAGCACGTTAAAAGTTATGATAAATGTAAGACTGTGTTTTTTGCTATCGCGCAGATATTCTGTAATATTTTTGTAAAGCACATCAAAATTTAGACCGTCTCGAATATATTCTGCTTGTTGGCCCCAACTATCTAAAGAACAAAACAGCATAAAATGCTCTATAGCATCGCGATCCGTAATATCTTTGAGACCTGTCATAAATTTAGACCATTGATCTCCTGGAGGACAACAGTTGCTGGTTATGCTTAAATGTAGATCTGATTTGGGATTATCTTTTACATATTCAAACATTCTAAAAGTGTTCTTGTCCATCAACGGTTCGCCGCCGGTCATTCGGAAAGTGTGTAAGGTTGGATATATGGCCGGTAACCACTGCCAGAACGCCTTGAGATAGGGATTATCTGGACTATTATCTATGTTTAATCTCTTGACCCAAGTTAGGTCATTATGCCATCGATCTGAAAGAATATAGGCACCATTTCGTTCTATATCCTGCTGCCACGCAGTGCTCAAATGTGGACTACAATAGGTACAACGAAAATTACAGGCCTGATTAAAATTTACTTCTACATATCGAGGACGAGCATTTCCTGTATAGCCAACTTTTTTAGCTTCTTCTATAAGACCTTCCTCATAGATGTCTTTACTACGGTAAGCACGATCACTAAGACTATCACCGTTATCTTCAGTTTCCCAACAAAATGAACATTCCTGAGGACGCTGTCCCTGCAGCATTAATCTACGCTGTTCTTTTTTATACTTGGTATTATGTAAGGCGCTGACATCTATGGCTACTTCTTCCATAGGAATATTATGGCTTCTAGGATGATAACAACTATGTGTTTGACCGGTGGGAATATGTAAACTAACATTAAACCACTTGGCTAGACAGAAGCTAGGACTTACTTGATTTAACTGTTCAAAAACAGTCTGAGCATTAAGAATATACCCGGAAACAAGTTCACCGTCTATATTTTTAACTTTATCTCCTTTGATGTATTCACTGCTCATTTTGTTTTTGCCATAATTCAAACTGTTCTCTTAACCAATCAAAATCATTGATTAACATCATTGATTCTTTATCGCCGATTGATTCATATCCGTACCTTCTTCCCGCCTTTGCTCCGCCGATCGAATATTCTCCGTACATTTCATCTTCTCCGACAGAACACCATATTTCTAATCTAGTTTCTGTTTCCTCGTCATAATTTCTATCTATGACTTTACTAGCAAGTTTGGCGCATTCTCTAAATGCCGACCTCCATGTCGAAAACGGATCAGTATTAAAATCTGTTACGTTGCTAATAGCGGGAACGATTTTAAACTTCTCACTTATGCTGGTTGTCATATCGGGTTTATTTAAATCCATGGATAAAGTTAGCTTTTTAGGCAATAACTTTACCCCACCGTATCCGTAACGTAGCTTGTTTATTGGATTAATACTTGTCCAGACATAGACGGTGAATTTTTCAGCATCATTAAAATCAAAGTTAAAATCCGAAGATATCCTAGCATCACCATCTACTACCCAAAACATGTTGGTTTCCGATAGTTCGGCTGCTGCTATATGAGCTTGATGAATCCCTTTAACTCCGTGAACACGTTTAGCTCTAGGAAAACGAGATTTTAATTCGTTGTAAAGTTGATCTGCATTTGGCTCTTGATAGCTGATAAAAATTATGTCATATGTTTCTTTGATGTAATTGCTAGCAATGACATCCATTTCTTTCTTATTCACAAAAAATCTATTTTTGAATTCTCTGTCTGATACTATTTTGTTTTTAGAAAATAAACATACACCATTATAATGAGATCCGTTCTTGAAAACATGTATGTATTGTTCATCCCATTCGGGCACACGATAATCAAATTTAAAATCTTCAACGATTTCTAAATCATCCCATACTACCCAAAAAAACTTTGTAAATGATTTTGATTTAATTTGATTAAAAGATTTTACATTTTCTAACTTAGTAGCTGTAGAAAATCTAGACTGGAATTTTTTCCACTTACTTTCATCTATACTATGATCACTTATATAAAAAATGTCATACATCAATGTTACCTCATATAAGTGGTAGCTAAATTTATAGTTTCACTATATAAATCCAAGGTGAATTTACTCTGGTCTGAATTTAACCAAGGCCAATGTAAACCTAAACTAACTTTTATTTTATCTCCAAGATTTTTAATTTCTTCAACCAATTCGCTGTTATCAACTTCCTCATAAGGTTTACCGTATTGATTCCATATCCCCCTGAGAATTTCAAAATCTCGAACTTCAATATAATTCCAATCAGTGCAGTTTGCTAACCATGTACCTAATCTAGCTCCATACACAGCATATATTCCATTTTCTTCATGACTGCCTACCGTTGACCACATACGTAGTCTATGAATGTTATGCCACCAAATTCGTTCTTTAATCTCCATCGGAGGAACTTTAACTCCATCGAGTAAGGTCATCTTAACACCTTCACGAAACCCCGCCCTCCATGCCTGAAACGGCGAGCCTGTAATCACAGTTTCACTAAAACATTTTTTAAATTGAACATATCCATCTTCCCAACAAAAGTCAACCTGAGCTCTATCAGAATCGGAAGCTTCGTGGCTTTTCATATCTAAAACGAATTGTTTGTTCCAAATTTTTAATCCGCCGTTTCCATATAATAGTCCGTTTAATCTATTACGGGCGAGCCAACTGTAGACTTTAATTTTGTTATCTGTTAGATCTAGATCTAAGTCAAAAAATCTAGGATCAACGATATTGTCAGCGTCTACACCAATAAACCATTCAGTATCTGAAAGTTCGGCAGCACGTTTATGAGCTGCGTCTGACCCTTTAACACCGTGAACACGCTTGGCCCAAGGTACTTTATTACACAGATCTGAATAGTTGATATCTGCATTAGGCTCATCGTAGCTTAAAAAAACAATATCTAATTCTGCTATTTTCATTTTATCTCAATGACGCAATCTTTTAAAACTCTGTTTGTGTAGATACTAAACTTTTTAGGAATATCTAGGTCAATATAGATTTTTTCTTTTCCGATTATATCTGACATTTTAAACGAAATTATTTCATGGATGATATTAGGATCATTATATTCTGTAATTAAAAAATCTAACTGAGTATCAAAATCCCAAAATACTTTTCTTTTTTTAGATTCTTTTTTTCTAGAATCGATAAATGTACCGCCATATTTTTCCGACAACTGGAATAAAAGTTTATTTTCTTGACTCACATAAATTATGTGTATGTCATAGTTTTCTAATTTACTAAATCGCTTATCTATAATTCTGTGAAGAACATTATCTATTTTAGTAAGTCCTAATTCTTGAGAATCTAATAAAGTAAATTCTTCAGTTTCCGGATCCACGTAACAAAATGACGGACTCAAAGTTCCTGTCATGATCGATTCAGCCACAGACAACTCAATAGGAACACAAAATTTTTGATCTCCTAAGGCACCTTCTGGCCATACACCTTTTATTTTTCCTGTTTCCGGATCGTAAATGGCATAATATTGTATTATTTTCTTCTTCTGCTGTTGTTCTATCCAAGAATCAAAATCAATCACTTCTTCCATAATACACCTTCGAGAAGACTTATGGCTTCGTCTGTAATTAAATCTTTTTCAACATAGTGAACTATATTATTTTGACTACAATTTCCTATTTTGATTTTACCTTTAGCATCTAAATAAAATCCAACATGATCCGTACACAACTTTGCCGGCCATGGCCATTTCTGTACTTCTGGTTTAAAATGCACCACTCTAGGAAAATTAATATCGGCTGTTATATAATCGTCAATTCCTAATAGTTTACTAGACAAAGCAAATGCCTCATCTGTTCCTACTATCTTAGGTTTATATTGATCTAAAAATAAATTAGAAAACTCTTTAGGATTTTTAGTTATGTACCTAGCTAAAGAAAAAAACTGCTCGGCCATTAATGAATTTTTTTTAAAAAATGTAAAAAAACTGTAAAGATTTGGTAAATTATTTTTTGTAAACGTTTTTCTATAATAATCAGAGTCTACAATTTCGTTTCTGTAAGTATATGCTTTGCTAGGCAAAAACAAATCAAAGTTTTTAGATAGCTGATCAATCCAATGACTGTAATCCTCTGTAAATAACATATCTGCATCAAGACACACAGTCTGATCGAAAGGAGTAATCTGATCCATCCAGGATCTGCCGTCCCAAAATTGTTCTTGAGACCAATGTATTTTATAATCAAATACCCAGGAAGAATTTAATTTTTCAACCGCCTTTACATCATCTGTGACAAGAGCTACTCTATCGTATCCGTGTTTTTGAGTATTTTTTATACTCATAGCCAATGCATAAGCTAGTTTCAAGTAATCTACCTGATCTGATTTAGAAATTATTATAAGGTATCCAAAATTCATATTAGATTAATCAGTTGTTGGGAATTTCTTATTATACTTTGTTTATTCATTATATGGATATCTTGATTTTTTATAGATAATGCTAAGACATTATTTTCTGATTCCAAATCTGTAATACTAAAAATTAAATTTCCGTCGTCGTTGACCTTTTCTAATCTATCCCTATCTGTGATAGTTAAAATTGGAGGCAACGAATTCTTTGTTTCTATTAAAAAATTATCACAAATATGTTTAGCCACACTAAAAGCTATATCATTTCTGAATGTTTTATCGTCAAATCTATAAATGTTAGCATAATGTCTATAATTTTCTTTCACATGATCTACTAATTCAAAAAAGATTTTAGCTTCTGGACATTTTGTAAACATCACTGCGGTAGCCCAATACATGTGCGGGCCTGTTTCAGAAACAAACTTGTCAAGAAAACCGATTTCGATTCCCCTAGCATCTTTCATAGTTTCCGATATTAACAAAAAATCTTCCGAATCCCAAAATTGAGATATCGTATCAGAAAAAATTAAATAATCCGAATCTAGCATTAAAGTTCTATCATAGGGCGATAAATCGAAAACTGAAGATCGATTATAGTTTATAAAAGGAATTAATTTTCGATCATTGCCATCGTGGAGCACTCTGTTATTTGCTGCCATCGGTCGATCAACTACAATTATTTTGTCAAAAATAGTGTCAGCTTTATTTTTCGTACCAGATTCTTCCATCCATGCTAGAGTGGATTTATCTGTGATTATACTAACCGGAGCCTGTAAATGTTTTTTAGCCAAGCCGCCGGCAATTAATGCTAATAGAGAATAATCTACTTCTCTACTGTTGTGAGCAAATAAAACTATTCCTTTATTCATAGATCTATTAATTTTTCAACTGATCTATTTTTTTTAATTTTTTCGTATTCTGTGTGATAGTCAAACACAGATACAAAATATATGTCTGTGATTTGATCTAGAAAAAATTCTAAATCTTCAACCATTATAGGATTTTGATTAGAGTCCAATAATGGAACGTTTGATTTCCTGTCCATGGAAATTAAATAATTTACGAAATTAATTAATTCTCGATCAATTTTAAAAATTCCTCCGTTGAATCCATAAATCAAAGAAGAATTAAGTTTTTCTTTTAGAATTCTACGCTGATTGGAAAGAGTATTTTGATAGTTGGAAAAATCCAACGCTTTTTTCAAACGGTCATCCATTTATATTCCCCATAAGACTGTTAGGTATTTATATACTCAGTTTATGGGGGTAAAAATTATCAGGGTGAAGAAATTGCCCCGAAGGAATACGTTGGGGAAGTTATAGAAAAGTTACCGGTTGTAGGAGACGGCTGTAAAACACCAGAGGCTTTTAGTTCATCAGCAGTTATAGTCACTGTGCCGTTTACTACGTCGTTTGGTGGGGTTCGTTGACCTGGTCCAGAGGGAACTGTATCGTCTGGATCTTGATAGATATCTTGTAACCTTACTCGTATGTAAACATATCTTGCTGTTCCGGCAGAATTATTAGCAACATCGCAGTAGGCATCTAAAGAGAATCTATTGTTAGAATAAACTGTAGATCCGTAAGTTGTTGTAAAATATTGCTGTGGAGAATTCGTGAGGCTATAATAATTTAACGATGTATTGTTAGCACCGTATGCTCTTGTTCCTACATTAGTTAAAAAACTAGACCAATTAGAATTCTGTGAACTAGAGTCTCCGCCGGTACGAGTGGCTCTGATTTTAATTTGGCCGCCGCTGTTAAAAAAGTATCTAGCAACGTTGGCGCTACCGAAATCTGCAGTTAAAATTGCTGTGTTTGAAACTGACCAATCGCCTGTTCTGCTAACTGTGGCTACTCCAGTGGTTTCTCCAAATTGACCTACTCCCAAGTTATATCTATTTGTCCTAGCGGTGGTTGCTAGAGTATCATATTGAGAATTAGGTTGAGAAACTCCAAATGTTATTACATCTCCTGAATTAACTTGTGTAATTGTTGGAACCACACCGGTTTGATGAAAGAGGGCGTTGTAGATATCAAATCTTAACTGATCCCATTGAGTTTTAGTTACTGTAGATAATGTAGCAACATCTGATGAAATTACTGTTTGCCCATAACCGTGAGACGCATCAAATAAGAACAAACTTGGATTACTGGGATCTCTTCCGGTTCCTACAACCGCAGAAACTTTTCTTCGTATATTGTTGTAATCACTAGCACTAATTAAATCACCAGCTGGCATAATATCTACCTTATAAAATAATAGCTTCGACTAACTTTACATCTTCAGAATCATTAGATTCTAACGCAATGGCGAAAACTTCTCCGTCTCCTGCCATTGCTGTACCGTTCTCTCCGGCTACTAATCTTTGTCCTTTTTGTACAGATCCTATTACTTTAACAGGTACTCGACCTTTCAATGCGATATAGGTTCCGCCTTCTAATTCTGCATTCATCATATAGGCTGGATTACCAGAAACGGCACCAATTGCTCGACTGCCTTCTTCACATGCTGTGACTTCCTTATCTCCACCTACTGCTACTACTGTACCAACTTCATAATCTTTGTCTGCTAAATATTTCTCTGCTAGATCGGCATATCTTGCTGCTGTAGCTGTTCCGATAAACACGTTTGCTCTAATATCAGCATTATTATCTCTAGCAGCGATTGTATTAGCTTCAACGATTGTTTTAGCTGTTCTATAATTTACTACTGTATCTACAGCGGCATTGTCAATCTTAATTCTGTCTGCTGTATTAGCAAGACCGATAAATCTATTTGCTGTTAAATTTCCAGAAATATCTCTTACGGCTATAGAAGTTGGAATCGCCGTTTGCTCACCGGACAAACTGTTTAATGTTAAAGCGTTAGTAGCTGTACCTGTTACATCGCCAACAAGATTTCCGAAAAAAGCCCCAGCTAGTGCTCCAGGACCGCCAAATGTTCCGTAAAAGGTTTTAACATCTGCATCAAAAGCTACTGTAGAATTTGATGCTGTTATGTTTCCAGTGTGATTTCCTGTAGTGTTTCCTGTTACGTTTCCGATCAATGCACCTCTAAAATTGGCTGCATATATATCTGACCATCTATTAGCTGTTCCGCCCAGCGTGTAAGAATTATCTATCCCCGGAACCAGTCCAGTTGAAGTTATGATAGCGATGTTTCTCTGATCACTGTCGCTGACTCTTATTCGAAGAGTTAAAGGATTTCCTAATCTGTTTTCTAGTACAACTTCATCACCATTCTCAACTCTAATTCTAAAATCATTTTGATCGCCTAAAGTGAATCCAGCATCCTTAAATGCTACTACTTCATTGAAACTAACTTCGCCGAATCTTATGAAATCAGCTGCTGGGAATCCGCCCAACCTTGCTGCGTTTGATGCTGTTCCCCAATAATAATGGTCAGTGCTGGTTACTCCTGTAGTTCCGTTAGTATTAACTAAATTGATACCTTTCTTGATAACACTAAATCCTGTAATAGGATTGATAGTGCTGTTCAAAGTAAAAGCGTCCTTGCTTACAATAGCAACTGTATCCGTTCCAGAAGAAATACGAACCACAGGATGGTTTTGATCTAATGTATCTTTTACTATCTGAGGAAACACTGCGGCTGCTGTAAGGTCATCTGGAATTTCTGGTCCGATAACTACATATCTTTCACCGTTCCAAACACGTAATTGATCAGCACTGGTGTCAAACCAAAAATCGCCAGTCTGCATACCCGAAGGAGCAGTAGTTCCTACTTCAGCTCCGCTAGCGGTTTTAAATTTTGTTCCGTCGTAAAATCTTAATTTTTTGTTGCCGCTGTCGTACCATACTTGACCAGCCAATGCCTTAGGCGGCGGTGTTGTGTTAGCAAAATTTTCTAATAAATGTACAAAATTTTCGTTTTGTACTTCGCCGTAACCAGCATAGTTTTTACCTAATAAGCGTAAATCAGTAGTGGTATCAATAGTACCATCATCGACTGACGTTAAAAATGTGCCGTTAAATCTATCTACTTGATACGCCATATTGCTAGCTCCGATCCTTTTTAATATTTATCCGTATATAAAATTATGTTATTTCAGCGACATTAGACAGGCCCAGCGTTGTTCTGAGGGGGAAACCCTAATTTCATGAGGGTGTTTTAGACTAAACTTAATACCCTCTCCGGATTTAACTGATATTTGATTACCATTTATTACAATATTATTGTTAGTAAGTGCGTAGGCCACCACAATTCCAGCCATAGGTTTATCTACCCAATAATCCATTAAATCCAAAAATCCCTGATTAGCTGGGAACTTTAAAAACCAACCAACAAGAGCATTATTTGCTTGCTCAGCACTGAAACTATTTTTAAAAGTTACTTTTTGTTGTCTATTCCAATCATACCATCTCGAGTAAACATATTTGCTCATTCGATTAGCCCCCGAAGCTCCTACTCTTATATTTTTATTAGTATAGGAAACAGCGTTGGCCAGCGTTTGTAACGCATCTAGATTCATAGAATTTAAATTTGATAGTTTTTCGTACATTTTTCACTCATATAGGTATATTAAACTGTATCTCTGATTCTTGACTGGCGGAACAGAATGTACAGGACCCACTCCTTTGATTAGAACTCCTTGCCCGATAACGTCTTCGATAAACATATTATCATCATCTATCATCAATCCGTCGCCTAGTTCCTGCAGAGAAATTACTAGATTTAATCTATATAAATCTCTATCGCGATGTTTTCCTATAAAATCTCCGACTTTGTAACGGTTAACCGCAATTTCTGCTAGAGGAAATCCATCAAACTTCGGGGCTAGAGATTTCAGATTCTCTTTTAAAGATGTAGGCATCTGCTTATGACCACAGAAATCATAACAACAGGTAGAACCTTCAACAGATCTACCATATGCCAGATGAGATCTATTCACCCATCTAGCAGGTTCGAGAGATTCGATAGAGTTACGGACTTCTATAGCTATATCTCTATCAATCATTTTAGATATTGTTAATTTTTCCTTCATATTCCATAATGCCGCCTTCTCTTTGAGCAGCAAATAGTTCTTCAAAATCTTCTGTACTCAAGTACTGATAACTCGGATCAGACTCATAAAATTCTTTTCTTAGGCCATTAACTCTCTTAACTTCATTAATATAGTCATTCATTTCTTTTAATTCTTCGCACTCTATGTTAGAAGAGGTCGCTATTTTTTCTAACAACTGACCAAGAATTGTTAGTTGTCTTTCAATAGGATAGGTCTTTATAATTTTTTCGCGAGCTAAAGAATTTAAAGAATCTTCTGTAATTAATAGAGGCTGGCTTTCTATCGACACAACTTGAAAATTATCATAATTTCCTAGTATTTTTTCTTTTGATCGATCGATCATTATTTCTTTATACAAATAGAAATCATGATTCAAACCAGATATGTCATCTGGCTTTTCTAAAATCATTGTGAAAACTTTTGATACTCTATTAAATTGCGCTAACGCAGGTACTCTTGTAAATTGCTCACTCATAT